AACAAAGCCCTGTCAGCTGCACCTCGCGCTCTAGATCACCATGACATGGCTGATCTTTGGCTCGAGATGCAATACGGATGGAAACCTCTTCTCTCTGATTGCCACGATGGTGCGCAAGCTTTAGCGTACTATATGAACAATCCGAGGACGTCACGTTTAACTGTGACGAAGTCTGAAAAGAATCCGGACTATGCAATTGTCAATGCAGACTACAGCACTTATTCGACGTATGAAACATCTCGTCAGATAATCTGTAGGATGACTGAGCAACTGTCTACTCCCCGTTCTCTTGGACTTTTAGACCCTCTATCTGTAGCTTGGGAGATTCTACCTTTTTCGTTCGTAGCCGATTGGTTTATTCCCTTTGGTGTGTATCTGGACAATTACAATGTCCTTCCGCATATCTCTGGCGAATTCCTTACGTCCGAACGTCTTAAGATAGCTACTCTTGCATATGGTAAGAAAACGTCTACCTACTATTCTCTTTCAAAATCAGAGCTTCGTAGGACCAACGTTACTCGTACCGCAAGTTCCTCCCTAGCACCCGTGAGACCAACCTTTAAGGGGTCGCTATCATCCACGACCCATTTTTGGAACTCACTGGCTTTGCTAACGCAGCTGGTCAAGTAAGACAGGTCTGGAATTTCTCCAGCTCTGAATGTAGCCTAGTGAATAACTAGGTGTATTGATTGAAAGGCCTATCATGGCAGCAATGACAAATATTCTCGTCAAAGACGACGCCGCAACACCAACCGAGTTCACACTCATTCCCGTCACTGACACGCCGAACCCTGTTTGGCGTGCCGCTGTCGCGAATGTCCCTCTTAACGCTCAAGTTCGTCTCACGATGAGCTCGGACGTTTTGAAGAACGGTGGTGTCAAACTGTCGGTGAAGTTGGAAGTCCCCACTATGGAGACTCTGGGCGCCTCTGGAACATCTGCAGGTTATGTGGCACCTCCGAAGGTGGCTTACGTGACGACGGGCATCTTCACGATGTTCGCCGACGCACGTAGCACCACTCAGGATCGTGCTAACCTCCTGAAGATGCTCCTAGGCATTGCGCAAGGCGCGTCTGCAACCACCGCAACTGGTGTCCTGGCCAATACTTCGGCCGGTGGTGCTTTCGTTGCGAGTGTGTTGCCGATTACCCAAGCGCTTGTTCAAGCGATCAAGCCGAACTAAAAAATAATGTTCGGTTTGACAATTCCACTGGAATTTACCAGTGACTACCAATAAAGGAGTAGCATATGAATTGGATCGATTTAAGAACAAACCCGGAGACTCTTCGTATTCTGGGACATCTCTCGGATATCTGCGCCTCCCTCGGTGGCACGTACTCTCACGAGCTCAATGAGCTCGTGCAGGCCGGCCGCTTTAAGGAGGTTATCGATTGGTCACCCTCATATGAAGATATGACCGTGACGGACGCGGTTTACTCTCGTCAGATCCAGGGTTTTTTCCAGAAATTGGAAATTTTAAACCTGGGTATTGATAAAGAGCGAGCCGCGGCTATGCGATTTGCAGATTCTGAACGCAGTTGTCTTGAGGTGAATCGTACTTTAGCTTATCATCGGAGGAAGCCCTTCTTAAGGCCTCCTCGCGTGGACGTCGTATTTCACTACGCCCAACGTAAAATCGCTGATATCCTTGGTACTTTACCGCCTCTTGACGAACTACAGCCTGCGTTTGGGCCGGGAGCTAACACCAACGTTAATTCCGCACTAGCTAACCCGAGGGCGAAGCTTAGTGTGGGACTTGAGTGTAGTTACGATATGTTACCTACCGTCCAGGATTTTCTTAGCGAAGTTCCTGGCTGGGTCGCTGGCCACGCCAATTTTGAGACTGAAGAGTCTTATATTGTCGGTGTCAGACAGACCTGCGGTAAGCTCATTTTCGTACCAAAGAACGCTAAGACGCACCGTAGTATTGTTGTCGAACCAATTCTGAATAGTTTCTTTCAGAAGGGGTTCGGCAGTTATATTAAGGACCGCCTCTTCCGTTCTGGGGTTGACCTATTTGACCAGTCGCGGAACCAGCAGTATGCTATGAAAGGTAGTGTTGATGGTACTTTATGTACCCTCGACCTATCAATGGCGTCTGATTGTCTCGCGACCGAGCTCGTTCACGAAATGCTTCCTTGTGAGTGGGCTTCTGTCTTAAGTCAATTGAGGACTGGGTATATCACGACCTCAGACTCTGTCTCGTCAATACTTCTCGAGCAGCTGTCTGAGCAGTGGTTCCCTTCGTCCCCGAGTAG